ACTTTTTTCGTTTCTCCTTTTGGAACATCAAATCGTTTTAATTGTAATTGTGTAATAATCTGTTCCATAGGTCGACTCTTTAAATATTGTAACTCATTCGTATCTAAATACGCATACTGAGTTAAAAGGGACGCATTCGATATAAATGCGTCTTTACCTACCAAATCGTCTATAAAACTTATTCTCTCTTGGAGATTAAAACATTCTTGATGAGAAAACCCATACGCAGATTCAAGCCCACGGAAAAAATTGATCATTTCTTGATTTGCACCGACCAATCTCACTAGATCTGATAATTTTCTGAATTTAATTTTAACAATACAATCCCCTTTAGTGATTTTACATGCGAGTATCGCCGATTTTAAATTATCATTGAAATAAAATGGTATAGTTATATATTGGGGTGATAGATTTGGTTCAGAAACATAATCACGCCCTTGTTCCAATTCAGCACGAGAAAAATTAGCTGACTCATTAAGTGATTCTTTTAAAGTTTTTTCGTACTGTATTGTCTGGTCTGCATCAATCCAGTCAGAAGTGATTCTTTGTATATGCATACCACCCATGGATAAATCTACATATTCAATTAGATGAATGGCGGGATTATGAAGAGCCCAGAATTGCGCGAGCGTGTTTCTTAATTGCTCCCCGGCCTGGTTTTGACGGAAATTGATTTGATAACGGAGTGTCATTTTTGTAATGAGATCCCCCGCATCCAATGGAATAACACATATAGCTTCTCTATCATAATCTACACCACTGAGAGGAAGTTCAATTGTATCAAGTCCAAATTTAGAATGTTTATTTAACGAGAATAGAAAATGTGACTGCGTTGGAGTTCCATTTATCCATTCATTTTGCAGGCCTCTAGTAGCTATTCGTAATTTACCTGACATACTTAGTTTATACATTTATTTTTTAACCATTAAAAGATACGTATCCATCTTCGAATCGTAACATGTTATAACCCGTATAATATAGATACATTGTTAAATCGTCCATTGTGGTTATGTTGAACCACTCTAGATTTCGTACTGTCCGTTGATCGAGTTCTATATGTAATTGTATTTTATCAGAATTTAATTGTGAAAAGTCTAGAAACCCTGAAGGTTGTGTACTTTTTGGATATACAGCAAAATTGTAAGAAAATATATCATTTAATTTTAATTCTTTTATCAAAGTTCTTTGTAATCCGCGAATATCGGTCGTGGTGAACCCAAATCTATATCCATAATAACCCTGTAAAGTTGGTGATAGACCACTTTCAGATAGTTTTGTTGTATAAGGTATGATTCGTTTAAAATATTCGACATCCATTTTTGTTGCTCGTGGAAATCGTTCACCATCTAGTGTAAAATACGCACGGTCTAGTATAGTTACAGCGTTAATAAAATCAAGTGGCTTAGGACTGGGGCCAGTCTCGGGCAAAGCCGTTTTAAAAAACATCCTATTCTCTACCAAAAGTTTATCATAATTTCCTTCGGTTTCGAAATATTTTGGTCTAAAAAACCAATGAAACATCTTTACAGGTATAGTTGGTTCTAAATTTATACTAAATGTTTGATCCTTATGTACATTTATATCTCTAGAACTATGCTTTTTAAAAAATTCGGTAGTTATTTCTATAGGCTTCGTTTTGTAATACACGCGTTCTTCTTCAGATAGTGTAACTTCTTCTGTAACAATTTGAAAATTGTCAATCGTTTTCGAGGGTAAAATTATATTGTTTGTAAGATTTGTGTATATAAAATAACTAGGTTTATGAAAATCAATCTCAAATTGGATTTTTTGTTTATATATACTACATAAGGGGAATGGAGGCTTATTTTGTTTATTTTCGTAATATGCGTCTCCACCGTAATTTTGGGCAAAAAAGAATGGTATTTGAATAAAAATATTAGTTTGTGCATCTGGATCAAGATTCCTGGTATCGTGAGCCAGCGGGCCACGTGGAAAACTTGCTCTTTGTGGGGGACGCACATCAGTTCTATTTAGGTTAAACTGTGCATTTAATGAAAGTTTTTGATCAAGACTTTTATATAAGTTATCAGTAATTACTATCATTTCAGTATCAATTTCTTGTAAAATGACCCCATCCACACGCATTCTTATATTTTTTATAAGTCTTCTCCCTACGTAAGGACCATATGCCCAATCACTGTACACGACGGCGTTGTTTTCTAAGTGAACCGGACTTGCTTCACTTACACTCCACTCTGGTAATGCGATTTTTACCCACATATTTGTAAGAAGATCACCCATAAATTTAGGATCGAATTCAACCTTGACTGTTTCCCCAAATGGCCACCACTCATTTCTTAGAGAATTATTAACCGTATGACTGCGATGATACTTTCTAAATTGCGAATTATGTTTATGGGGAGGATTAAATAAATAATCTTTGGGGTCTTTGGAAAGAAGATGTGTATCCTGCATGCCAATAGCCTTTAGGGAAATCTTAGCGGCCTCACTCATACTTATCTACTGCTCATATATTTTTAATATCATTTTTCCACATTGTGATATTAAAAAACATGTATATATTTTGTATAGAGTCATTAAAATAGCATTTCACCTACACCATTCTTGATACGAAGAATGTTATAACTTTTAGCAATTATAATTATATCCTTTTCTACATGAACGATATGATTTAAGGAAGTAGTTAGAAGCTCATTATATACACTATATAACCCATATGAACCATCACTAGACAATGTCATTTGTATGGTAGCGTCTTTGATCATGGTAAAATTTACATCTCCAGATGGTTCCATATTATCTGGGTGTAACGCGAAACTGTACATGGTTAGATTATTTTCGATTGGTGTTTGTTTATGATAAACATCGGGTATACACGCAGATAGAAATTGATGGGAACCCGTCGTTTCATCCAAAATTGGCATTCCATCACATGTTAATGTTATATGTTTCTGACGCATGTATATACACGGAACCGGTTTTTGCATTACCTTTGTTCCCGCAAATGTGGCGTTCCACGAGGAACTTGATTCACCGATTAAAGGGGGGCCACCATAAGATGCAAGGTTTGAACCCACTATTGTATTTAAAATGGTTATTTCACCAGAGGTCAATACTTTGGGTTTTTTTTTAGCTATAAAATAGAGCTCTTTGACACAATTTTTTAAATCTAAGCGATAACTTTGACTTTTTATCCCACGTTCCATAGTAAATGTGTTATGTTGATTTTGTTCGATTAAAATATCATTACACCCGGATCTTAACTTAACTCGTTCAGCTGTATCTAAATGTGCAACGTCCACATGAAGCTTGAAGTTTGAAAGTGGTATATTTTTAGTTTTATCATCATTTTCATAACCCCATTCTGATTCTACAATGTAACCAGTACTTGGAGCGTTATAATGGGTAGTCTTTACTGGAAATATAACTTCTTTACCATCTCGAAGTTTTAGTCGGATCTTGAGTTCTTGATGTTGTATAGAACATAAGGGGAAACCATGTTTTGGGCGGTCATGGAAATAAAATGGGAGGTCTACGACATAATTGCGAAATGCTATCGACGAAGAATTCGGACCTCTATAATAAGCTTCATCTGTACGTCTAAATTGTCCATTTACCCAATATGATGAAGTAAGAAATATACGTGCGTCACTACTCCGAACCGTTGACCCAACCGTTGTGACTGGTCTAAATTTCACTCCTTGTATACAGTCATTGGTTGAAGCATAAGTAGATGGTGCACGCGTGACATTATAAATATTTATATCATCCGATGTGATTCTATCTAGTAATTGATCGCCTACATAAAGATCGATATACTCAAATATACTTATACCAAATTGGTCCACTAACAAGTTTCCATCAGTACTAGTATTGTATTCACTTAAATTTTCTGGAATACTAAAACTAATATATAGTCTATTTAAGATATCACCACTATTAGCTGGTATAGTAAATTCTACGTAATCACCTGTTTTTACGTCTTGTTCATTGTCCGGTTTGAGCTTAATAGTTTCTTTCGCAAAATTACTATGTTTAGGGAAGAAATTATTGAAATAAGTAAAATCTGGTTCACCGGTTAATTCCTCGGTTATGGAACCAGTTGCAATAATTTGAACTTTACCAGC